CAGCTCACAACTCTCCGAGCTCTCGATGAGCCGAAAGCAGTCTACAGATGCGTTCACGATGGTCTCCTATTTCGGTCGCTTAACCGTCAGGCCCTTCGGCTGGTGGTAGGACGCCGCCTGGTTGAGGGTCTTCTGCGCTTCGATGTCGGTGATGTAGCCGGACTGGTCCAGCGTGTGCGTTACACGCACTGCAATCCACGGGTGGTCGATCTCCGCGCGGAAGCCAGAGAGCAGCAGCGGGCTCTGGGAACAGATGACCGGATTACCCTGGATCGTCAGGCGCAGCAGTTCCGAGTCCCGGTCGAGCCGTTGCACCCGAGCGGTGGCTGCCGCCAGCGCCTCGGAGTCGTTTGGATACTCGACCGGATCGGTGTCGACCGCGTCTTCCTCACTCGCGTCCGCGGAAACCGCCTCGACATAGGTGTCCCTGCCGGACTGCGAATCGTGATAGCGAGCACGAGCGCGCTTGTGCGAGCTACGCCGGGTCAACGTTGCCGCCCAGTGCAGACAGTCGGATGGCGCCAGCGTGATGGCTGGAATCACCTTGCCGGTGCCCGCTGAGGTCGGTGCGACGCCGGAACCATTCTGGAAAACGATGATCTTGCCGCCCTGGATCTTCCATCCCGCGTCCAGATGGAGCAGTAGCACCGAGAGGTACTGGTTGTCGCTCTCGCCGGTCTGCGCGCGGTGCGAAATCACCATGCTGCCGATTGCCGGATCCACCGCGGTACCGAGGTGATTACGCGCAGCGATCTTTGCGACGATGCCCTCGACCGTCAGGCCGGAGTACGTGTCATTGGTGCGCGCCTGAAGCCCAGAGATGGAGGTAGAACTGGCAGTGGGCGCTGCGGCCGGCGTGTTCGCGCTGCGGGCCCGCAGCACCAGGAGCCGGGCCGGGCCCTCGACTTCCATCTCGTCGACGACCCAGCGGCCCATCGCGGCAAGGCCCGACTCCGCGTAGCCGAGCGACAGCTCGAGCGTCGCGCCGAAAGAATGCAGTGCAATCGCCGCGTCCCGGTCATCCAGGTCGAGCTGCACCTGGTCGGAGGTAACACCGATCTCGTCCGTGATCTGGAGGCGCAGCAAGCGGTGCGCGATCGCGGTGGTGAAATCCGCACCGTTCGCGGTGATCTGAAATGTGGGTGTCACGTCAGTCCCAGAGTTTTACGGTCTGCAGTTGCGGAGCATCGCTCGAGAGATCCGGCAGCGTGATGGTCACGCCGGGCGGGAGGAACGGTCCATAATCCGCGAGGCCTGGATTTGCCGCGTAGATCGCCTCCGTGGCACCGTCGCTCTTTCCGTAAACATGAAAGGCGATGTCGTCCACCATGTCAGGTTGCTTCGTGACATACTGCGTTGCCATTATTGAACCGTCCTCGCGGTCGTGACCAGCAAGTTGCCGACCGTCTGCGTCGTTTGCTTCGTGAGCGACACGGCCGCGCCGATCTGCATAACCTGGCCCGCCAACGACGAGCCGAAGAGCGCGCTGAGCCCCGTCTGGCCGAGCGCGCTGGTCGCAAGCCCGGTGATGGTGCTCACTGGATCCGTCACAATCCCGCGCCGGACCGACGAAACGGTCAGCGCAACCTGAGACAGGATCGCCGTCGCTTTCGTCACGTCCGTAGTGACGGTCTTCACAACCTGCACAGCCTTGGTCAGCGTAAACGCCGCCTGCTGTGCCGGGATCTTAGCGGCAGCGAGCACTGGCGCGATGGAGGCCAGTTGCGAGACCTTCACGGGCGGCAACGTGGCCGGCAGCGCGGAGGAGAGCGCTGGCGGCGTGATCAGTGTCGTGCCCTGCTTGCCCAGCAGGTTCGCCCAGGTTGAAGAAACGTAGCCCTTCGAACCCAGGCTGTCATCGTCCGGGCCGTAGTAACTGAGCCGCACCGTAAACTCGATCCTGAGCGGCGTGCCCTTGAAGGTCATCGTGGACTGCTCGTCTGTGATCGAGCGCACGCACCACGGGCCCCAGTTCTCGCCGCGGCCGGTGGCCAGCGTCTGCGGCTTGCCCTTTTGAGCGTACGTGCGCAGAATATCCACCTGGTGAATGCCACCCTTGAACGTGGGCAGGATCACACCGCGCAGCTCGATCTCGTCGTTGCCGATCCCGACGAACTGGAGCGAAGGCCGGTGGGAGATGCGTTGCATCTCCGCCCAGCGATATTCCACAGTGCGGTGCAGGTCCTGGTAAGCTGCCGTGTTGATTGAGAACTGGAAGTTCCCGAGCTGCATCATGACGTCAGGCATCAGTCGTGTAAACCTCCCCGCCGGCGCGCTTCAGCGTCACGGACTGCACGTTCGAGCGTAGATTGAACCTGCATGGCGACAGCGCGCGGATCAGTGGCGTTCTGAATGGTGATGGGCATATGAATCGTAATGGTCGTGTTTCCCATGCCCTGCCGGAAGCCGCGCGGAAGCGGGACAATCCCCTCCTCGCCGGCCTCGCCGACCTCAACGAACGTCGGCTTCGTGGCGATGCCGCCCGCGCCCATCTTCTTCGGCCGCTTGATGTCGATTAGACCTTCAAGCCCGGTGTGAAGTGCCGTTGGTTTAGCGATGGGAACAGTGTGGCCGCCAGGGAGTTGCGCTCCATCGAGCGCTGCACTGGGAGACTGCGCACCGTGATTCACGACAAGGTGCGTGCCGGACCAACGCTTCAATCGCTCATCTGTAGCGCCCTGGAACTCCTCCTGCTGGTGGTATGCGATCGCGCCGCCAGTCGCGGCGCCCAACCCACCGACGAGCAACCCGCTGAGCAATGCAGAGCCAGCCAGAACGTCCCCAATGCCCAGCAACGCAACCTTGAGTTTGCCCAGAAGTCCGATCCGTGTGACCATAGCGCCGTTTGCACCATCCGCAGCGATGCTCTCCGCAGTCTCCGAGGCTGCCAGCCCGTCGGTCGCAACGGCCGCAGTGTCCGAAGCGCCAGCGTCCGCGAACAGGTTGAGTCTATGCGCGATGAGTTTAATGTTCAGAGAAGCGAGTATTTTTCCAACCTGCAGCAAACCGCCATGGAAAAACGCCCACGCGTAACCGACGGCGTAAACCAGCGCAGTCATGCTGATCAACGCAGTGAAAACTCCGCCGATCCACTTGGCGAGCGTCTTGTGCTTTTCCAGAAAGCTGCCCACCACTGTCGCTAGTTTGCCGATCGGCTCGAGGATAGCTTTCAACCCGGGCAGAAGCGCTCTGCCGATCGGCATGAGCGTCTCATCGAACGCTTTGCCGATCTTGAGGATCATGCCCTTGGCGCTGTTTTCCAGTTCTTTGTATTCCTGATCGACAGTGCCCGTGCTGTTGGCGAGCGTGTTTTGCGCTTTGGCAAGTTCACCCGTTGCAGCAGCCTCCGACAGGTAGAATGCCGCACGTACACCACGCTTGCTGAATACCTTGGTTAGCGCGTCCCCGTTGCGCTTGAGGCCGCCCATCTGATCCAGACGAGCGCTCATCGAGAGAATGGTGCGTTCGAAGTCGAGATTACCCTTGGAATCGTGAATAATCTGAAAGCCGAACGCCTTCGAAGCCTTCGTCAGATTCGTCAGCACGACGCTCATCTGCTGCCCAGCAGCACCAGCGTCCATTCCGTGCCGAGTGAGCGCGCCAATCGCTGCGCCAGTCTGTTCGAAGCTCACGCGGGCCATAGTGGCCTGCGGCAACGCCTTCGCGAGACCTGCGCCCAGACCACCAATATCGTCAATGACGAAGCGCTGCTGCATGGCTGCTGCCAGGTCGCCGATGCGCGAGAGCTTCTCCTGTGTTGAGCCCACCATCTGCAATCCGACAGTGTTGTAAATGGCAGCGATGGCCCTGGCTGTCTCCGCCGCGTCCTGCCCAGTAACGGCTGCAACCTTGTGGACCGTTTCCGATGCGACACGAGACTCGTCTGCAGACAAGTTTTCGCGATTCAACACAGCCTGGATCTTGAACAATTCCGGAGCCGTCGCCATCGTCCTGGCCGCGATCGCGCGGGTCTGCGCGATGATCGAGCCGATTTGCTGACGAGCATCACCGCCGTCCAGTGACCACTTGAGCTTCAGACCAGCTTCTTCACCTTCCGCAGCCTTCTCAACAGTCTTCCGGATGGCGTAGCCCGCGGCCAGAACACCGAGCATCTTGCTGCGATACTCTGCGCGCTTGGCTTCATTGGCCTGCAGCGCTCCGCTCGCGCGCTCGTAGCGCTTCATCGCGGCGCCCAATTGGTTCAGAGAGGACTCCACGTGCTGATTGGCCGCACGGAACTTCTCTGCCGCCGCGGAGGCACCAGCGTAATCCGTCTTCGCCTTCGCCAGACTGACGTTGGTGCGGTCCAGGTTCGCCCGGGCGCGCGTGACAGCTTCGTCTGCACGAGTCAGTTGTGCAGCCAGTTTCTCGTCGTCGCCGCCAGCAGCCGCGATTTTCTCCTTGACTTTCGCAAAGGATGCCTCAGCCTTGGTCAGTGTCGCGCTCTGCTTCTCGTAGCGCGCAGTCAGCGCTTCCACAGACCCGCCCAGGTGCACGCTCGCCGCGTCCAGCCGCTTCAACTCCTGGGAGCGCGCCGCCAACTCCTTCATCGTGTCGCCGATCTTCTTCAGACCAGACGTGGTCTTGCCGAAGACAGAGCCGACAGTGGAGTCCATCAGCGCGCCGATTGTGACGACAACACTAGCGTTGGGAGTAGGCATCAGAGTAGAGAAAGCAGAGATTTGTAAACAGGTTCCGAGGCTTCTTGCCAGTCGCGGAAGTCATCGATCGTGAGATCGAGAAGCTCAGCCAGGGACCAGCCGGTCAGATGGGCCAATTCGATTACGTCCTCGCGGAGCCGCGCGGCTTCGGGGAGAAAAAACGGGCAAGTACCTCCTGCACGCGCGCATAATCTGCCGCGTCCAATTCTTCGACTTCGGCCGGCGCCAGGTTCGCAAGGTTCGCCACCAGGCGGATCTCCTGCTCTGCTTGGTTGACTCCCAGTTTCTGAACGGCGAGGGTGTCTTTAACCTTTGGCCGGCGCAATGTGATCTCCTGAATGAGCTGCGCGCCAGCAGTGATCGGGTACTCGAGCTTGATCGTGTTTTCAGTCTGTGGCATGGAATCCTGCTAAAAAGCGGGGCGGCGCTGCGCTGCAGGCCGCCCCATCTCCAAGGTGATTGAACGTAGTTCCGGAGATCCCGTCCGGCCGGGTCCGCTATGGTTGCAGAAAACCCTAAATGCCCAGTGCAGTGCGCTGGCTCGCGAGCTGGTCGACGCCGTTGACCATGCGGATCATGTTGATGGCGTCGATCACGATGACATCGACATTGTTAACGGTCAGTTTGAAGTAGGTCACCGCGATCGTCGCCTTGAGCGTGGCCTGCTCGCCAGGCTTCCACGAGCCCGGGTCGTGCTCCGTGATGCGGCCAGACAGCGTCGCGACGATGGGCACGGCGTCCTCGCCCTGGCGCTGCATGGCGCCGCGGAAAACGAACTGCTTGTCCGCGCCCGGAGCGATGCCCCACAACGACAGCACCGCCGCGTTGTACTCGGCGAGCGTGAACGACGCTTCGAGCTTTTCCGTGCCGGTGACCACAGCCACCGGGGTGTCCATGCCGCCGCCGCGGTACTCCTCAGTCTTGAGCGTCAGCTTCGGCAGGTTCAGCTCCTGCACGAGGCCGACGTAGCCCTTGCCATCAGCAAAGGCCACGAAATTGGTTAAGCGTTGCGGGTACATGTT